CTGACGGGGAGTTCTTGATCGTCACGGAACTCAACGACCCCTTCTCAGTCAACCCACTCAAGTACGGGTCTGCTGAAGCTGATCCTGACCCGATTGTGGCCCTGCTGAAGGTCCGCAACGAGGTCTATGCGCTCAACCGGCACACCATCGAAGTCTTCGACAACGTGGGCGGCAGTCTCTTCCCGTTCCAGCGTGTAGAAGGCGCTCAGGTACAACGTGGAACTATCGGCACGCACACTTGCTGTGTCTTCCAAGAGTCGATTGCGTTCATTGGTGGAGGCCGCAACGAAGCCCCGGCAGTCTGGCTTATCGCTGGCTCGAACGCGCAGAAGATCTCCAGCCGCGAGGTTGACCTATTGTTGACCGAGTTTACTGAAACGCAACTCTCCACTGTTCTGATGGAAGCGCGTGTAGACAACGGTTACAGGCAGCTTTACATCCATCTGCCTAACCAGACGCTGGTGTTCGACGCGGCCTCGACGACTCAGGCCGGAGCGCCAGTCTGGTTTACGCTTTCCACTGGGCTCGTTGGTCCTGCGCAGTACAGAGCAAAGAACTTGGTCTGGGCGTACAACCGCTGGAACGTGGGCAACCCGGCTAGCACTGCTTTTGGTTACCTGACAGACACGCTTTCGTCCCACTGGGGCGAACTTAACGGCTGGCAGTTCTCGACAATCATCATCTACAACGAGAGCCGTGGAGTGATCTTCCATGAGATGGAACTGGTAGCGCTGACCGGGAACTCCACCTTTGGTGCTGATCCAAGCATCTTCACCTCCTATACTGAGGATGGCTTAACCTGGAGCCAAGAACGAGTCTGCAAGGCCGGTAAGACTGGAGTGCGTGGCAAGAGGTTGTCTTGGTTACAGCAAGGCAGGATGCGCCAGTGGAGAGCGCAGAAGTTCCGAGGCACGAGTGATGCGCAACTGGCTGTAGCTCGCCTTGAAGCGCGGATAGAACCTTTGGTGGTGTGATATGGACGGCCCCTACAAAATCACTCGTAACGAGCTGGCTCAGTTCCTGCCCTCGCAGCGAGCGATCAGGGCTTTTGAGCAACTGTTCGACCTCATCCCGTCAGGCCTCGACACCAACACTGTCCTAATCGAGGAAGCCTCGATAAACGCACAGAATGCCGATTCTAAGGCAGTTCAGGCACTGTCCGCTATAGACAGACTCGCAAACGCAGTCGAACTACTGGCACTGGCTCCTCGGAGCGTTGAAGTCAGCAGTGTTTCTGACATTGCTCCTCCAGTCGTACAGGTGACTGCGCAGCCAGACATTCTGCCTCCAGTCATCAATGAGGTGCGCAGGAAACGCTACGGAGTGTTTCATAGCACGCAGACTCAGACTGCTGCTGCTATCAACACGGCGTATCCGATGACGCTTAACACGACTGACCTGTCTTTTGGTGTTTACACTGGCACACCAAACAGCCGGATCTACATCGACACAGAGGGCATCTACAACTTTCAGTTCTCTGCGCAGCTTGACAAGATTTCAGGCGGGGTTGGCCTTGTCTTTATCTGGCCCAGAGTGAATGGAATTGACATTCCAGACTCTGCGACTCAGATTCGTATTCAAGGCAACAACGCAGAAACAGTTGCCGCGTGGAATTTCGTGTTGCCACTCAACGCCGGAGATTACTTCGAGCTAACCTGGAGCACAGATGACACCTCTTGCCAGATATTGGCCTCGGCAGCCACTCCTCCAGTCCCTGCCATTCCCTCGGTGATTCTCACGGTCACAGACAACATTTCCTAACTATGGCTGTCACAGTCAAAAACATCATCCCGCCTAAGCAGCTTGAGAACTCTCAGACTGCGCAGTACACCGCTGTCAACTGCAAGACCATTATCGACAAGGCGACTGTGACGAATACGAACACAGCTAACGTGACATTGAGCGTAAACTTGATCGTTTCTGGCGGTTCTGCTGGGAACTCAAATCTCATCGTCAAGACCCGCTCGATTGTGCCCGGTGAGACTTATCTGTGTCCTGAGCTTGTTGGTCAGGTACTTGAAGCCGGTGGGTTCATTTCGACGCTCGCTGGGACTGCTTCTGCTTTGACGTTCACCGCATCTGGGAGGGAGATCACCTAACATGGTTGCAGTTGCATCAGGACAGGTGGAATTTCAGCGCGAACGCTTCACAAAAGAGTTCGAGGCTGAAGTTTTGCCTCTTGGAGAGATGCACAACAGGGAGATCGGAGGAGTGATCGCAGATGTAAGGATTCGAGTTCCAAGAGAGATGTATGAGAGCTTGGACTCAAATGACATGCTGCGCCTTTATACACTCAGACAGGATGGAGTGCTTAAAGGTTACAATATTTTTGCTGTTATTGTTCATCCAGAGTACGGGAAGCCTACCGCTCAACATGATGTGATGTTTTTGCATCCAGATGTTAGGAGCGGCTTTAATGCCTCCAGATTCTTGAGGTGGTGCGACGATCAGCTAAAAGAGGATGGGGTTTTATTTGTCACGCAACATGTAACGGCCTCTAAAGATTTTAGTCCGCTTCTCAAAAGGATTGGATACCAGCATTCTGAGACGGTTTACATCAAACGACTAAACTAGTATGGCAATTGCAACTGGAACAGCCCTTCTTGCAGCAGGAGCACTTGGAGCAGGAGCTTCTCTAATTAGCGGCAGCAAGGCTTCTTCTGCTGCAAAGTCTGCCGCATCAACGCAGGCTGCGTCACAAGGACAGGCTATTGATGAGCAGCGCAGGCAATTTGACGCGATCCGAGAACTGCTCTCTCCTTACGTTCAGGCCGGCAAACCAGACTTAACTCAGCCATACATTGGCGCTGGCCCTGGTGCGCTACAAGCCATGCAGGGACTCGCTGGACTTCGCGGTGCTGGCGAACAACAGGCTGCAATCAATCAGATCCAGCAGTCTGCGCAGTTTCAAGAACTGGCCCGTCAAGGCGAACAAGGTATCCTTCAGAACGCTGCGGCTACTGGTGGGCTTCGAGGCGGCAACGTGCAGGCTGCATTGAGTCAATTTCGTCCTGCCCTGCTTAACCAACTCATCGAGTCTCAGTACGGCAAGCTGGCTGGCTTAACCTCGTTGGGTTCGACCTCTGCTGAAAACCTATTACGCCTTGGTCAGGCATCAGCAGCTGGGACAGCGGCAGCAGGACAACAGTCTGCTCAGAACATTGGCAACCTGATGGTTGGACAAGGACAAGCATTGGCCGCCGGTCAGATTGGGGCAGCAAATGCGTTTGCACAGGGAGCTGGTGGCATCGCAGGAAGTATTGGAGGAGGACTCCAAAATTACTCGCTATTGCAGGCTTTGAACAAACCAAGCCTTACATCTGGAATTGGCACTGGCGGGTTCTATGGGAGTCAAGCAGAGGCTCAGGCTGCTTACGGAGGTGCTCCTGTTGAGTATTTTGCTCCCACAGCTCCTGGCGGTGCTGGAGGATGGTATTCACCTGCTTAATTTTTATGGCTGGACCTTACGACTACACAGTTAATATCCCACAGCCTCCGGCTCAGAACTTCCTTCAGAGCTTGATGGGTATTCGGCAACTCCAGCAGATGCAGGAGCAGGGTGCGCTTCAGCAACAGCAGGCTGCCATTGCGCAGCAGAATACGGCCTTTCAGAAAGAGATGCAGCCGCTTCAGCTTCAGGCTGAACGTGCAAGGATTGGTCAGATTGGTCAGTCAATGGCGACCTCCGCAGAAGCGTTGCGTCAGGGTAAAATTACATTTGAGCAGGCGCAACAGGATCGTGTGCGTCAAATGGAGCAGCAGGCTGTAGCGCAGGCGCGGCAACAAGAGCTTTTTGGCAAGCTCAACTCGTTGCCTTCAAATGCGTCAATGGCTGAAATTGTGCCTATTGCTAATCAGCTTGCACTGATAAAGCCTGAGATTTCCAAGCAAATTATGGATAACTTCAGCGCATTGCCTGAAGAGTATCAAAAGGCGTCAAAGACAGCCTTGATAACAGCAACAACTCAACTTGAAGCTGGAAACATTGAAGGCGCAAAGCAGACATACAGCACGCTTGAGCAAGCAATTAAAAATTCTGCTGGAAACAATCCTCAGTTAAAAGCAATGGCTGATGGAATTAAGGCTCAGGGAATGATTCTTGAGGCTAATCCAAATGCCGGGAAGTTGGCTGCACTTCAAATGCTTGGCTCCATTGACACGAAGGCATTGGATTCGATTGTGGCCCTTGAAAAGGAAGCCAGAACAACTGGTGTTGGATCACAAAAGGTAATCGACGAAGAAAAGCGTGCTCTTGAACTTGAGAAGATGCGTTTGCAGAACAAGGAGCTAGAGCAGAAGCTGCAACCTGGAGCCGCTCCAATTTCTAACGACCAGCAAAAAGACATCAACACGCTTACAGCTGAAGCTGTTGATGCCAGAATAAATGTGGCTGGAGCTACGGATGCTGTTAATGACCTATTGAATTTTGCAGAGACAAATCCAAAAGAGTTCTCTAAAGGCACAGCTGCTTCTATAGACAAATTTTTTACTAGTGCCTTTGGAGACGCAACCAAGGCGCAAAATTTAAGAGCAGCAGTACAGCCATTTGTAACAAAAGAGTGGGTTTCAAAAGCTGCTGGGCTCAAGGGGTCATTGAGTGAAAAGGAAGGAGCGCGACTTGATAAGGGTGCTCCTGATGTGACAAAGGCAGGACCAGAGGAGCTGCTAAACTGGCTTAGAATTGTTCAAAAGGTCGAGCTTGTTGATGCTGACAAGAAAGACATAAATGCAGCATGGCAACAAAATGCCAGATCGTTGCAGGCCAAGGCTCCTGTTGAGTTTGAAGTTGCTGGCATTAAGGTTAAGCCCGGAGACTCATTCCAGCAGACACTTACTAAAGTTCAGGCTGGATACAGAAAGAAAAACCAAGAGGACATTCTGGCTGACGCTGTTAGGCTTAAGAGGATTCAAGATGCACAAAAGTCTGGAAGATCTCCAGCTTTTGGCAGGTTTGATGTAATGGGAGCGGGTCCACAACAGCAACAACAGCCTGCTACCGCTCCTAAGCCGCGTCTTATCTCTATCGAGTAATAGCCATGCCAATTTACACATTCGAGATTGAAGGTAAAAAGGTAAAGGTCGAAGCCGGAAACGAAAAAGAGGGCGAAGACTTTGCGCTTCAGCAGTATCAACAGTCGTTGATGCCGCAGCAGGCAGGCGCACAGATGCCAATCGAGCGTCCAGACATGCTGGTGACTCCCATTGAGTTTGCTGGTCGTCCTCCTCAAGAAGTTGGAGCAACTCTAGACAACACTCCTCCTCCTAAGGAGCTAGCTGCTGACATCCTAAAGGCTGTTTCACCTCAAGCTGAAAGCATCACTCAGTCTGAGGTCGATGCGATCTATGGAACGATGGCTAGGAATCCCTCGATCAGGGATTACTTCAATCAGCAGGTCGCTGCCGGAAACATTAATCCAAGCACGCAGTTTGACCAAGAACGTACTCCTGTACTTGCTGGTCTGTGGGACCAGTACAAGTCAGAGATGCAGAGTCCAACAGGCGCGTTTAAGCAGGGCTTTGTAGAGGCTATTGGGCCCACTATTGGAGGATATGTTGGCGAGGCTGCTGGCACTGTGCCTCTTATTGGAGGCGCGGTTGGAGCATTGACTGGAGCAGCACTTGGCTACGAACAGGGAGGTATTCCTGGCGCCATTGGTGGAGCTGGACTGCTTGGCGCGACTGGAGCCACACCCGGCGTTGGAACAATTCAGACAGGACTGATTGGAGGCTATCTTGGAGGTAAAATTCAAGAAGCAGTCACTCCAATGACCACAGAGGAGCGTGCAAGGGCTTCTTTTGCGGAGCAGGATCGTGCAAGCAGGTATGCAAAGCTGACTGGCGAAACGCTTCCAGCCTTTGTAACAGGAGGAAAACTTGGAGTTGTCAAGGCAGTTGGAGGTGCTGTTGTTGGTGCCGGCATGGAGGCCGTAAGACAGGCTCAAGAAGGCAAGCTGAATTTATCAGCACTGGCAGAACGAGCAGTTCAAGGAGCATTTGCCGCACAGGCAAGGGATCTGCCGGGGATGCTTAGGTCCAAGGCTCTCAGAACCGAGGCAGCAGCAATCAAGCAGCGCAACGAGGCTCTAGGAGCATTTACAGCAGACCCAACAGCAGCCATTGATGCCATTGAAAGGGCGGCTGAAATCAGGACGGCTGGCTTCGAGCCAATGACCGGGGAGGTGACCGGGCAAAAAGGGCTCATCAACCTACAGCGCATTCTGACCGCAAGGAACGAGGCGCTTCAAACACGGGACCAGCAGAACATTCAGGCTATTTCTACTGAACTGAGCGCAAGACTTGCACAAGCAGGCGCACCTCCAGAAGAGATTTCAAGACAAGTTCAAGCTGCTAGGCGTGATTACATTTTGGGAAAACGCGCAAGCGTAGAGCAAATAAAGCAAGCTGCGGCAGAAGAGGCCAACGCATTGATGGACGCGGCAAATTCAGCCGCTGAAGAGCTTAAAGCAAACGGAGAGCAGCAGGCGTCTCAGATCCTGACTGAAGGAATGATGAGGGCAGATGCCATCATGCAGGGAGCCAGAAACGGGCTTTTAAGCATGGAGCAGGCCGCGAATGCTGTTCAGATAGAGCTTCAGCAAGCATACGAGGCACTGTCGTCTTACAGGGATCGCTTGGGACGTGAGGCAAAACGCGCTGCAAGAAACGAAATAGCAAAAGAGGTGCTTGTTGAGAACTTTCAGAGAGGAAAGGAAAGGTTTGACGAGCTTTTTGGAGATTTAAGATTTGGAACAACAGAAGTGGCTGTTGACAACATGCTTGACGCAGCAAAGGCATTTAAGTCAAAAGCCAAACAAATTGGCAGGCAGGAATCTCGTGTTGTAAATGCTATCATAAATTCTTACAAAAAGAAGAAATCTGATACGCTTAACACGTTAAAGGAAAGACGCACTGAAATTGCTGGCGAAATTGGAGAGGCGATTGCATCTGGAAACAGAGTAAGAGCTGCTGCGCTGGGCGGAGTTAAGGATGCAATCATGCGCGACATGGAAAGGGCGGGTGATATAAATGATGCCCTTAAAGTTGCTTATAGTGAATACAAGGTATTTGCTGACACATTTTTAGACGGTCCAATGGGATCAGTGCTACGTGCTGATGGTCCAGTAGCTCCAAGCCAAACGCTTGACGTGTTTTTTGCAAGCAAGGAAGACCTGCTACAGTTAAGAGCTGCGCTTGAAGGCAGCCCAACTGGTATTAAGGCAACGATAGACGCAATGATAGAGCGCATGTCTTCTGAGCTTGGGTTGAATCCAAGTGAAGCGGCTGTGCAGGATTGGATGTCTAAGAGCATGCCTGGCAAGGCTACTGGAGCAGATTGGACTACTGCTTTTCCTGAACTAACTCCACTTACAATATCTCTTACAGGTCCAATTGAAGCTGGTCTTGGTAGGGCTAAGGCTGCTGAGTTAAATATTGAACAGGCGAAGTTAGGAGTACAGGCCGCCGAAAAGTCAGCTAAAGATATTCTTGCAGAAGCAAATGCAGCAGCAAAACAAGTTTTAGACAACGCTCAAGGACAGGGAGCGGAAGCTATTGCGAATGCAAAAGAACAGGCTAAAGAAATCAGAGATACAGCTAAGGCAGAAATAAAGGCCTTAAATAAGGACACTCAAAAAAAGATAGATGCAAATGTTGCCAAAAAGTTCATTAAAGGCAGTCCTGCTGCTGTTGTTAAAAGTATCGCGGATAAAGACGATGCCCCAAATCGTTTTCGTGAGTTAATGAAGCTGGCTGACATGGATAAGTCTGGTCGAACAAGACAGGCTGTTCAGAATGCATTCAAGCAATACCTAGAAGAAAATAGCCGGCTTGCAAAACAAACTGAGCTTGGATACGTGGAGGGTGACTTAACTCCAGCAGATCTTGCTGTATCTCTTGCAAAGACAATTAACTTTATAACCAAAGAGAAAAATCTTGCATCTATTGAAGCTGTTTTTGGCAAAAACTCGCCAGAGCTAAACGCGCTACGAACTGCTCAGAAGAAAGTTGCAATGATGTCTGCTAGGCTTCAGGCAACTCCTGGAGAATCAGTTACCAGCTTCGCAAACATTCTTGAACAACGTATCGACAAAGAACTTGAAGACAATGTTCTTGGAGTTATTGAGCGGGTTGTTAGTGGCATTGAGCCCGGTAAGGGCAAGTTGCTAAGTGGCATTTTTTCTTTTTTAAGAAAACAGTGGACTGGCGACACTAAAGACCGGGTGATACAGTTGCTCAGTGATGCCATGCTCGATCCAGAGGTCGCCAAGCTCGTCCTCAAAAAGGTCACACCAGAAAACCTTCCCAAGGTGAACGAGTTGATTCGTTCGTACCTTGTCGCACCACCACAACCTTTCGTCAGCCCTCAACAGGAGTCCCAGTAATGCCCTCTTCAATCATCTCTCCCTTCCCTGTCTTCAACGACCTCGACGGTTCTCCTCTTGAGAACGGCTACATCTTTA